AATTTTTCAACAGATACTTCTAATTGCATATTATAACTCCAGAGTAAAATTCAAATCAACGTTTTATATAGTAAACATCCACTAGAAAAGTTGATTGACGATATACTCGACAACCTTCTTTTGCTCATTTATATTGTTATTCTTAAATCGAACTGTATTAAACATCAAAGCCATGTTAGACATGATATTCGATATCTTTGTTTCACGACCCTGTAACCAAGTTTCATTTTGGTTACTTCCTCGTTCTTTATAACGTTCTGCCCTAGTAGCCTTATCGGTTTCAAGATAAACGATCTCACAATCGTAATTGTCTACGCAATGTTCCAGGAAGGATGCAGTAAATAAACGATCACCCTCATAGACTACGATAGAAGCTGGATCTAGTGAAGCTAAGAATTTAATTGCTTCTGGCTGAACAGCCATACTCATTCTATCTGTGCCTGAAAAAACTTCACCCTCATCATACTTACCAAGAACAAAACAGTTCTCGTACTGTAGATATGGCACAAGTTTAAAGGCGTCATATTTTTTAATCCAATCTCGAGTAGATAAAACCTCTTTTATCAGAGTAGTCTTACCCGATCCTGGCTCACCACCTATTGCAATAATTTTCATAACAACCTCAAAATAGTACAGTATTTATAGAAGAATAGTAGTCATTCTTAAAACAGTCCCAGTCTTTATTCATCATGATAACTTGACCAGTCTTTAAGTAGTGGTTTTGTTTATCGGGGCAAAGACCACCATCACCTGGATTGTCTTCCAGTCTAAGATTTTCTGGAAGGCATTCTTTTCTCATATCCCAAAAATGGTTGAATTTATCCCCCCACTCAGACTCCGCATACTTAATACGATTATAGAACATATCCATGTAGACGTTAGGATATCTACGATTGGGTCTATGCCAAGATTTATAACAGCAAAGAGTGCTCTCTAAAGTGAAATGGGTAACGTCTTCATGATCTATTCTTTGACGCGCTTCATCAAGCAACTGATCACCTTCACGGGTTAACCAACTAATCGTTTCTTTCTCGTATCCTGGAAAATTTGGATTAGTTGAGCCTTTTACATCCCACCAATCAAGATCATCTCTACCAAGAACCTTACAAAGACCATTTCGGTGTGACTTTGATCCATTGATATCATCTAGGAAAAGGCTATTACAATCTAGATTAACTTTCTGAATACGAAGATATTCCAAATATGAGAACGTTGAGAGTCGACCAAACGACATAAAGTTGGTTCTTACAAAGTCCCAAGTCTTTTCAAAGTTCTTATACTTGTCGCCTGTATCTGTTAGAGAGGAAAATAGGTTTTCCTGAGAGCCAAACTTATCTACCTGCGCCTTATATGAACGAACGCAGTTAGGGAAGCCAGTCTTTCCAATCTTGAAATACTTCCTATCAGAGTCCCAACCAGAGCCAGCCTTAAACTTCTGATGATTCTTGTTCCACCAATCTTCAAGGTCGTCAAAGTCAATTTTACTTAGACTCGGATAACGCCCAAAGATCATCGATGTTGTTACAATATTCTGAGAGCAACCATTTATAAAAGCAACCCACAGCTTGTCTTCCATAGACATAGAGTAATGCTTTGCTAGCCAAGGGAAAGCAAAGTATACTGCGCCAGGATGCGACCTATTCTTTAGATGAAACTCATAGAATCGAAGGAAAACTTCCCTACGATACTTTGGTTCCCTAAAGTCCAACCCAGCCACAAGGTCTTTAACCTCTGGCTGATTGTTTAGTTCAGACCAACGACCAATTAGTTGATTAGATGATGTCAAAAATTCCACCTTTGTCATTTCCCTCAATGACGAAACCGCTAAGATTATCTTCAACATCAAATTGCTTCATTTCGGGATCAAGTTTCCCAGGAATTGCAACAAAATAGACTGCATTTCTTGCTCTAAAAGCTGCTCTTGAAATGCTGTACCCGAATGTATTATATACCCATTTAGACATAGAGTCAACATATTCTTCCTTTGACGTTACAGGTAGTCCGCCAAATTGTTTGGAATATTTTGCCCCATGAATAGACATTGGATAAGTCACCGAAGTATCAGTCCACATTACAAGTTTTGGATTTGTTGAGAACGCCTTATAGAAGCCATCCTTCCAAACTTTATTCAAGTGGAGAATACTTGAGTTAGGGAAGTCTAAGAACTTTAGATCAAAGTCATTTTCTTCGACAAGAAAATCTTTCGCGTCTTTATGATAGGCAGTAGTTGGAGCCTTCCAGTTATGGAGGCGCAACTGATTGTAGCATTCTAAATCACGCTCAGCAACAATACACTTAGAAATGTTAAACATGTTCTGAATGATCGTCGTCATGATTCCAACGCCAGCGAAATATTCGACTGCGCTATATGGTTTATCGTAATCTAGATTTGCACCTTCAAGCGCCCATTTCGTCGCCCAGCATTTCGCTGCAACCCATGGCGTGTGTTCGGCGACGTAATGGATATAAGAACGGTCATGCTTATTAGAAGCATCTTCTTGCTTTACATCTATATGAAAATCTAAAGTCCACTCGTCACATATTTTTGCTGATTTCATAATTATCCAAATAGATCTTCTAGAGTAGAATTTTTAGTATACGCTTCTGGGTGATATTTATCAACCATTTCGCGACCACCAACTTTTTCTAAATAGTCATACCATTCTTTGTTATACCACATGCCTTCGCTAACACCATTCCAAAGTTTGCGCTGCATTGGATGCTCTTTGTTCTTGCGGCGAAACTCAACGAACTGAAACCGATGTTCTTCATATTCCTTGCTGCCAAGTTCAAGCATCTTCTCGCGCAGATAGCATACAAGGCTTACACGTTCAGCCTTATCATCATGCATAACCATCGGCGTGTTACAGTGAATGTACTCATGATTGTTTACAAGTAACAGATCTCCAGGGCGAATATTGATCGCAATACGAACCTCAGGAAGTATCAGATATCCACCGCTATAGTTTCCGTTGTTAGACAATACAAGAAGATTGCTAAGACCGTCAGAGAAGTCGCCAGCGTCTCGATGCGATGCTGTACGGAAAGTCTTGTTAACAGTTACTGTGGTGAACACAGTTCCAGGAACAAGAAATGCGGGATCAATCTTATCAGCCGCTGCACGCTGAGCAGCATACCTGATTGGTAGAAGTTCTTTGAAGCCATTATCAAGAGTTTGAAGGAACGGAAACGACAGCTTGAACTTTTCGTAGTGGTTCTGGGTATAGGATGTTGCGCGACCATACGGTATTCTTGGATAACGATCAAACCATCCAGCAATACCAGAGTTTACAGGATTAGCATAAGTTGTATCAGATATATACGTCTCTCCAACTCCGCGTGTTTCTTCTTTGCGGTCTTTGATGCTAAGTTTTACCGCATGCTTGAGCCAATCTTCGAAGTTGAAATTGTCTTCTTTGACCTTTGCGCCTAGCCAAACAAGTCCACGAGAAGAATCTGTATTAGCATATCTTTCTCGCAATAATTCTACTTCTTGAGCAATATCGACTTCAACAATGCTATTTTCTTCTTGCTTTTTAAAGCACTCAAGAACATTAAGTTGAAACTCAGTAACCCAATCTCGTCCGCCGCACTTTTCGCTTTTTGGTCCTGCGGCAAGTCCACGGTTCTGAGTAGAGACGGCTGCTTCGCGCAGACCAGCATAAGCTGCGTCTTGCTGCTCTTTGCTAAAATAGTTCTTGCGAAACTTGAAAGCAATATTTGCCTCATCTTCGCTACCAAGATAGCAGTCTGTATCTTCTTCGATAAGAGTATCAAAGTGAGACTCATCTGCAAATTGACCAAGCAGATGTTCACAATCTAACTTGGTCTGAGCAATAATAATCTTTGTCATGGTTTTCCTCCTGTTGATACTATTATATATCCAACAGAGTACAATGTCAAATAAAACTGTGGGGGCAAATTGCCCCCACAGAAAACTCAGAACGAGTTTTTATTCTGCTAGAATTAAGCAGCCATCGTAACGGAGATTGCGTCACGATAGAGAGTCTTCCGAGCACGAGCAATATGACCGCTCTCAAGATACTTCGAGAACTGATTGCTTGGATTGCCAAGACGATAAGCAATCGTCTTTTCGCCACGGCTAGTGGTTACACGGTTGGTGTAAACAGCCAGACCCTCATTGCGAGCACGATATGCCAGATCAGCAACGTTCTCAACCTTGAACAACGTACGAGCCTGCTTGGTCGTAACGGTGTTACCATCGGCGAGATAGCTGATAAACGAGTTAAGTGCATTCTTCATAAATATTACCTTCAACAAAATACCCCGTCAAATAATAGCGCAAGGTGGGGCTTTCTTGCGCTATACCATCTATTATACTATAACAAACGGCAAAAGTAAAGTCTTGGTGTTATCAATTAGTATTGGACTACTGTAGTATTGGGATAAAGAGGCGAGCCGCTCAAATGAAATATTTCATTTAAATGAAATTGCTTGAGTTCAATGTAGAACTTTAGCTTAATCTCATCATCGCTCGCACCATTCTGCCTCAATGTTTCAATAGTTGACAATTCAATACGCCTTTGGAGGGGAGCCAGCGTTGCAGGCGATGTAATTGAAAAAATTACAGTCTCATCAGACGAGTCTCGTACAACCATCATTTCAGAAATAGGCGGGAAATCGGAAACTGCAGATTGCTGGGGCTGTAAAGCCTCAGCGTCGACCTTGGTGTACAGATCCAGGAACGCAGTCTTGGTATCCGTATCAAAACGGTTCAAGCACAACTCAATCGCCTTCAGACGATTGCCGAAGATGCTAAATGCTTTGGCAATATGAACCAGACGACGAGTCGAGATGACCTCATCAACCGCACCATCAGCAAAAGATTTGCGGATGACCTCAGCCCAAGTGATCAGACGATCAATGAAGACCTTGTCAGTGATGCCGTAGAGATCAAAGTTCTTATCAAGAATCTTACGCTCAGTCGCAGCTGGCGGATACTCTTGTTCAACGGTGATCGCAAAACGCTCAAGAAAGGCTTCGTTGAGGACGTTGGTGCCGATGAATCGACCATCATCACTACCCTTGCCCTTCGTATTCGCAGTAGCAATCACATTGAAGCCAGCGGCAGGATGAATGACCTCGCCAGTCTTCTTGTCGAAATATGGATTGCCCTCAAGAATCGGTTGAAGGCAGAGAATGTCTTCCGTACCAAGATCACACTCATCAAGAAGAAGAACAGCACCACGACGCATTGCCGTGATCACAGGACCTTCGCGGCGCACGGTGCTGCCGTCGATCAACTCATAAGAGCCAATAAGATCGGTCTCGTCGGTACGCTTGGTGATATTGACGCGGATCAACTCACGCTTGAGTGAGGCACAAACCTGCTCGATCATAAAAGTCTTGCCGTTGCCCGACAGACCAGTGATGTAGACAGGATAGAAGATGTTAGACTTAATGATGTTCTTCAAATCATTGAAGAAGCCGAACGAAACATAGGTCTCATTCTTCTCAGGAACAAAAGACTCAGTTGCGTTGGTTGCACGCTTGCTTGCAATATTAACAACCTGAGCCAATGCAGCCATTGCAGGTGCGGACTCAGCAAGTTCTTGCTGTTTTATAGCAAAAGAATGACTGTGAATCTTGATCGCAACATCTTCAGCAATTGAGTATTTGCCCCACGCGATCTTTCGATTGGGATCAGAATACAAGAATCCAGGATACTGAAGATTGCGTTTACTGAAATAAGTTTTAATCTGTGCTTTCGTTGCAACGTCTGCATTTAAGAGCAGCCGCATATCTGCCAGCAACTTACTTTGTTCTTCAAGACTGTATGACGACTTTCTCATAATATAATTACACCTTACTCAGTTGAATATCAAAATTGCGCGCAACATGGTTCTCATAATAGCGCACCGTCGTAGCGAATCCAGCACTCTTACCCATGCGATCTAAGACAAAAAACAGCGCATCATTTTGCAAAGTGAAGTCACTCGCACGACGCTGCTTGATCGCAGTAGAAGTGGTGTAAAACGATACACCGTTAACAATTGCTCGTAGTTTCATTACATGCTCCAATAAGTTTCAGTAGACGGATCGCAGCAGAAGGGAGTATCCTCGCGGATCTCAATTTCCTTGCCCGACATCAGACTTTTGACTTTCTTCATCTTAGGCTTTTGGAGAGCCTCCAACTGACGCTGGAGTTTCGCAATTTCTGCCTTGATTTTCTCTACGTTTCGCATTTCTTTCTCTTTCATCTCAACCCTATAGAACCATTATACTAAAAATGGAGCCTAAAGTAAAGGACAAAATTCTCTAATAGAATCAATGACTTACGCAACCGCCAATTCTTCAGCGAATTTGCTTACTAGCAGACGGTTGCTTTTCTTGCCGTTCTGTAGCTTGTTGAAGGCTGCAGCCATCTTGCTTTTGGTCATGTCGGCAGTTACCTTCAGTTCTTCGTCTGTAATGTTCTTATCAGAAGAAAAGACATAGAAATACTTGCTGTAACCAAGAGCCTTGGCGGTGAAGAAATTGTTATCCTTCACGCACTTCGCCGCCGCCGTTGCTTCATTTACCTGCATCGTATAAGATGCCTGTCTCATTTTATGGCGCAAACTGCTCATATGTTCAAGCAGATAGAACCCAAGATGCTTACAGCCAGTAACATCAGCGACAAGCTGAGTAATAGCTGGCTGGAATTCGCGATCATCAACACGAATCTTTTTACCAGACTTCTTGTCGATCAAATAGACAACACCCTTCGAATAATAAGGGGCTGCTGCGTTTTCAGGGTCATACGGGAAAGCCAAACCATTGCTGCCCTCACCGTCAGTGAGATACAGAACATTGACAATATCCAGCTTATTGGCGTTTTGAAACTTGGTAATCATCTCACGAGAAGCAAGAAGCGTCTCGATGAACGGAGTTCCCCCGAGTCCAAAACCACCATCTGACCAATCGACATGCAATGACCCATGATCTTTTTCCTCTTTAACATCACCAGCATACCGATAAGGATTGCGCCAGAATTCATTTGCAACAATCGCCAACAAATTGAAAGCACGACGATACTGAATCCCTGTCAGGCTGCTACCGAGCAGATGCTTCAGGTGGAAGCTGCCTGCATGTAGGAACATTTCAGTTTTCGTATCAGAAATAAACTGACTCGACGTTCTACTCATCAACTTGCGATTATAGTAGTGTGCGTCTGAGAATCCGTAGATGTCAAACGGAACGTTCGCCAGCTTACAAAACGACGCAAGCACAAGAGCCTGCTCAATAGTATTGCGGAATATGCTGCACATCGAGCCGGACATGTCAACGTACATGATGAGTCCATGGCTCTTGCCCTTCGAAACAACATCGATCTTCTTAAACAGATCGTTGCTGAACTTATACTTATGAAGCACGCTCATGTTCAATTCACCAGTGCGCGCAGTTGTGGTGCGAGCATATTCTGATGCCTTCTTGCGCATCTCAAATTCTTTTAGAATATGCGAGATGTACTTCTTGTTGTTCTTATTGAACTTCGCAACGCACTTTTGTGATATTTTCTCAAAAGGAACTCCGTTGCGTCCATAAGTATTAGTGACGTCATTGAACTGTTTGCGAAGGAACAACTCAAGATCTGCAGTCACGTGCGAGTTTTCAAGAATGATCTGAGATAGATCAGCCTCAGGTAAATTCAGCATGTGAACTTGCCCCGAAGTATTGACCAACTCTTGCTCTTTCTCACGGAACGCACGATCAGTTATTGACTGCGGTTCATCGGCGTCATTTTTTGCGCCCTTTTCACCGCCAGCAATTTTTTGCTTGAATTCATTTTCTTCATCATCTTCGTTTTCTTCAACGTCATCGCTGAAGCCATCACCGTCCATATCTTCTTCAGAATCTTCTGACTCATCTTCGTCGTCATAAGAATCAGAATCATAAGAATCGTTCTCATCGTCTTCTTTGTCTGCAGAAGGCAGCTTGATGGTTTTTTCAAGATCTTCTTTGTCTTTGATCTTGTCTTTTTCGTTTTCTTTCACATACCCATAGACGCGCTTGGCAATGTCTTCAACCTGATCCCAAGTTTCAGCATTGTCAATTTCGCGCAGGTAATCTCGCTCAGTGTCAGTAAACTTGATGACAACATGCGCACCCAACTTATAGTATAGGTTGATGCGGTCGATCAGATTCAGCTTGTCAAGATTGCCCAACTTCTTAATACCAAAGAAGTCACGATCGTACAGACTCTTGTACGCATTGGCAAAGGACTTGCCAAGACCAGGATAACGTCGCTTCTGACGACGCTCAATGCGAGCATCCTCAATGACGTTGAGAAAGTCTTTATACTTGTGACGCTCAGACTTTTCAGTATTATCGATCGCAGAGTGCCAGCCCTGTTCGGGTGTGTCTAGTGCGTGACCGACTTCGTGACCTGTCAAAAGATCGTACAGGTCACCGTCCATTTCCTTCCAAATAGGAAGAACAATAGTACGCGACTTCAGATTGAAGTATGCAGTTTGCACGTTCTGATGACTGACCGAGATATTTTCGGTCGCCATCAGCTTCGCAAGTATTGACTTGGAGGCTTGTAAATTTGCCATAACGATTCTCCTAACTATAGAACCATTATACCTTAAAAAGCCTCAAAAAGTAAAGCCGAAAAAACTCTAATCAAATCAATGACTTACGAGAGCGTTACTAAACCTCTTCTAATCGCCCTGTGCTATCGCCAAAACTCTCACGATGAATGTCGAACTGATCAAGAATACTCAATAGCATATTACCAGTTGGCACTTGCTTGATTGGATAAGCAATATGACGATCGCCCTTGAGCTTGCCGTTGTTACCGCCGATCAGGATATGCGGCACGTCGTAGTGCGCATGCTGATTGGGGTTGCCCATGTTGGTTCCATAAAGCAATAAAGAATGATCAAGCAATGACCCATTACCATCATTAGTATTGGCTAGTTTATCAACAAAGTATGCCATCATCTTGACGTGATACTGATTGATCTTAGATAATTGTCTAATAAGATTAGGATCTTCACCATGATGCGATCCACCATGAAATCCTAAATCTGGAGACTCGCTTTCTGGATAAACACGACCTGTAAGATCACGTGCAAACAACATAGTACCAACACGAGTGATATCTGCTTGAAAGCCAATTGCCAATAGATCAAACATAATCTTAATGTGTTGGTCGAACGACTGCGGGATTCCTGGGGGAATTGAAAAGCCTTCTGGAGCAGCAGTCGTTGCACTTGATGCGATTTTTATGCGGCGTTCAATCTCACGAACATTTTCCGTAAATGCATCAAGACGATTGCGATCTTCAGGGCCAATTACCTTACGCACACCTTTGAGCTTTTCATTGACTGAATCGAGAATGCTCTGATTTTGTTCTCTACGGCGAATGCGTTCTTCTGTTGTGCTGCCACTACCAAACATGCGCTCAAATACAACTGTTGGATTTAATTCCATTGGTAATGGTTTATTTGCTGCAGCCCATGCGATCGTATTCGTATAGACACAACTATAACCTTCACCGCAATTACTAGAACCAGAACCTGGATCCTCTACTGAGACTTCAATAGAAGGCAAAAGTGTTCCTTGTCCATATTTTTCAGCAATTATTTGATCTATAGTTTGCCCAGCATAAACATCAGCACCTGAAGTCTTGCGCGGCTTTTGTGCGCACAGATATGCTGCTGCAACCCAATGGTCAGCTCCCGTTTCACCAGGAGGTGGCTCAGCAGAGCGTGAATGTAAACCAGAGAATATGGTCAGGTATTTACGAAATGGATCTAATGGCTTGTACATGAACGGAAGTTCATCAGGCAACTTACCGACTTTGCTTGGAATCCAATATCCTGGTGCTGCTCCATGCGGAACAAATCCTCCAAAGAAACGCGACGGAGGATTTGCAGCAGTTTTTGACTCTGCTGTAAAAGCAGGGACCATTGCACTTAAGAAGGGAAGAGCGAGAGTTGCTCCCGCACTTTTTAACAATGTTCTACGATCTAGAAATTTTTTCGTGATGAACATTAACTTCTTAAATCTCCTGTTTAGGTTATTTATTTAGTTTTATTAAACGTTATAAACAAACTTTTCAGGTTTCTTTTGTGGGTTTAGATCCAATTTTACTGTGTCGTCCATGATCTTAATCTTTGGTCCTGACATCACTTCTTTGGTTTCTTCAATTACTTCTTGCGCTGCAGCATATTGGCTATTGTAAGAACGCATTTTCTTTAGATTCTTCTTAACTTTGCGCTTGGCTTGTTCTAGTTTGATCGGGCTGACCATCTCAGTGAATAGTTTGCCATCTAAATGATCAATCTCATGCTGAACGCAAACAGCAGTCAGTCCATCAAACTCATGTTCAACAAACTGTCCACCAATTGCTTGGAAACGAACTTTGATGTGTTTTGGTCGATTCAACTTCAAATATAACCCAGGATAAGATAAGCAACCCTCGGCATACTCAGCTGGCTCTTCCAGTTTTGATATGATCTCAGGATTGAACATAATCCAAATTTTATCGCCCATATTGACCGCGCAAACACGATCTCGCAGACCAACCTGATTGGCTGATAGACCAAGACCTTGCATAGTGTTTAGTGTCTCTGCCAAAGAGAAACCAATATACTCGGCTTTAACAATTTGCTGTTCTTCTGCAAATGAAAACGGAATAGTTGGCTGGCGAAGAATTGAATCATAGTAATCTACTAATTTATAGATTTCGTATCTAACCAAATCGCCATTATGATATTTTACTTTCTCTGTCATGATTACACCACCATCTGTGAGAAGTTTTTAACCTTCGCAAATTTAATTGTATTATTGAACTTATCAACCAGCACATCACCCTTGTGTGAGATCACGAAGATGTTTGTATTGTCGTTAAGCATATTTATTAGCTTGAGGAATTCCTCAGTGCCGTTATTGTCTAGAGATCCATCAAACACTTCATCAAAGATCAGAAGGTTAGTGTTCGCGCTGTTCTTTAGCTTTGCTACTGCTCGCCAAGTGAATAGTAGAGCCAAGTCAATACGCTTCTTCTCACCCTCAGAGAAGTTCTCATAGCTGAAGTCATCACGATGCCTAGATTTGATCGTTTCCTTGAACTCTTCATTGATGTTGAAGTTGACAAAGAAGTCCATCGCAGCCAGATACTTGTTGACCAATTTATTGATAACGGGGATGTATTGCTTGATGATCTTGGTCTTGATGCCGCCATCTTTTAATAGCTGCTGCGCAATCTCATAGTGCTGTATATTGATGACAGCTTCTTTGCGCTGCTCGTTAAATGTCTGAAGATTGTTTAGTAGTTCTTTAGACTGAGCCTTGAAGTTGTCGCTCATCGCTGGCTTGCCTTCTATTTCTTCGATCTCATTCTCTAGTTTCGCAATATAGCTTTTAACTTGCTTGCGGCTAGTTGTAATACGCACCAGTTCTTGTTCAAAAATCTTGAGTTCTTTTTGAACTGTCTTGATAGTATTAATACGCTTTAGGACTGCATCACTTTCATCCTTCAGTTTTTGTAAGCCACCAGTCAGCTCTTCGATCTTAGAAGTGCAGCTGTGCACCTTTTCATCTTTGTTATTAATCGTCTGATCGCAAGTTGGACAATTAGAATTCTCAGAATAAAAAGCAATGTCTTTCTCAAGTTTCTGAATGTTGCCTTCTATCTTGGCTTCTAGCTGATTGAGCTTCGTGAACTTCTTTGAGTTTGAATCTTCATCAACGATTTGCGATTCAAGGCTCTCAATCTCAGTTTCTTTTGCAGCAGCCTCAGTGACTAGACTCTCGAGTGCGAGTTTGTTTTCTTCAACCTCTTTCTTCTTAGAATCGACAAGTTCCTTTGAGTTTTTCTTAAGTTCGTCAAGATGCTTTTTATGCAGTTCGATCTTTTCTTTGACGTTATCAATCTGAGTCTTTAGCTGCGCGGCGTCTTCTTTTGCGCTTGATAGCTTACTCTTAACAACCATGTTCATAGAACTAAAAATCTGAATGTCTAGCAAGTCTTCAATGACTGCTCGGCGATCAGCCGCTGATAGCTGCATGAATGGAGTGAAGTTAGTAGAGCCAAGAATAACAATCTGAGTGAATGACTTGTAGTTCATCCGTAAGATTGTTTTCTCTAGTTGATCCTGATAGTCCTTTGACCTTGCATCTTGATTGAGCATCTCACCGTCGCACCAGATCTCAAACAGATTAGGTTTGATACCACGAATAACCTTATAGTTCTTAGAGGCAATGGCAAACTCTAGTTCAACAAGACAGTCTTTGCCGTTGATTGAGTTGATCAGCTGAGGCTTGTTGATGTTACGGAAAGGCTTACCGAAAAGACCGAATGTGATTGCATCCAAGAACGAAGACTTGCCTGCGCCGTTCTCGCCCACGATCAACGTAGTTTGGTTGGCATCAAGTTTAATCTCAGTGAAGATGTTTCCTGTTGAAAGGAAATTCTTGTATCTTACAGTCTTGAATACGATCACATAGACTCCATTGTGATTGCTTCATTGTATACATCGCGCATCACAGTCTTTATTTTATCTGATTCTACAGGCAAAGTCAAACCATCGATATACTTATTCAGAATCGTAATTGTATCTTCAGCCTGATCGACGTCCATATCTTCGGCTTCGGCTGTGATCTCTGTGAAGTCTTCAACCACAGTCACATCTAAAGGGTTGGCTTTTGCGATCTCATCAAGCAGAGTATCAAACATGTATGCATTGGTCTTCTTCTCAACAACAATCTTGACATACTTACCAGCTAGATCAGAATAATCTGCTTGCGCGATTTCACCAAGAGATTCGATGTTTTCGTCGTTGTATCGAATCTTAAAGAACATTCTATGAGGATTAGCAACGAACGTCAGTTCACGAGTATCGGTGTCAAGAATATGAAAACCGCGCACATCATCACAGTCTGCCCAAGTCATCTCATAGGGAGTCCCAACATAGTTAATATGCCCGTCGTTACTTTTGTGATGAAAGTGTCCAGAAAGAACTGTTTCGTATTTCTTCAACTCAGTCGCACTCATACCCTCATGGCAAATATTGCCACGATCCATCTCATACCCAGCAAGTTCAAAATGACCAAAACAAATAGTTGCCGTGCTGCGCTTGATGAAGTCTTTGATCTCTGCTTCGTTGTCTTGACATATCCAAGGAATGATATCAATGCCTAGTTCTTTGTCATGAAAGGGTTTGTCAAAAATACAGATGTTCTCATACTCTTGCAGTAGCAGCTGTGGTGAGTTGACTTCAAGCGTATTCTTGAATGTAATGTCATGGTTGCCTAGTAACGTATAGAACTGAATCTGTTTTTGCTGCATAACATCAAAGAAATACTTACGAGATAGAGCAAGTGTTTGAAAGCTGATATACTTGCGACGATCAAACAGATCACCTAGCTGATAGATGGTATTAATTCCATTCTCTTCAAGATACGGAAAGAACAGTTCTGAATAGAACTTCTTGTATAGGTTGTGAAAGGCTAGACTATCTCCTCTCACGCCGAAATGTGTGTCACCCAAAATCGCAATCTTCATTGATCATCTTCTACGAATTTTTCTAACGCAATTTTTTTTTCTATTTTCTTTTTATTTCTTGCAATCTCATAGTTCTCGATGAACTCGGAAATGTTCTCATAGAGTTCAAACTGACGAAACGTTCCATCTTCATTTTGATTTAACTCAAATTCATCAAGTGTACCTGCATTCTCAGTTGCCTTGTACTTAACATATAGCTGCTTCTTTTCCTTTTGAATGCGACGCAAGAATGCGTAATAGGTTATCTGCGTGAAATAGGCAAATGGGTTGCTAGACTTGCCTGGGTCGAAATTGTCAACGTACATGACGCAGTTTTCAATAGCATCCGCGACCATTTCATCACGAAAAGTATAGGATAGAAAGTTTGGCTTGTGAGAAAGATTCTCAGCAATTTTCATAAAGCACTCAGCCACATAGCGCGGAATCTGTGGTTTCTTTTCACCAAGTCTTTTTGATTTTGTAATTGCCTGACGATACTTAATCATCTCAGTCAGGAAGTCTTTATTGCTTATATAGTGATTCTTAGCCATATTATTCTCAATGTACTGGTTTGTCTTTTTTGTTTATCATTGCTTCCATGATAGAAACAACGTTGTCTGAGTCTCCATCTTTTTTCTTTTTCTTTTTACCTGATGCGTCGCGCAATGTAGTCGTATTATTATAGAAAAAATCTGCAACGTATTCATACTGTTCCACAAAGTCTTCGCGGATTGGAGTGACAAACATAATTTCTTCAGAAAGAATATCAATTTCTTTAATCACTACTATTGATTGTGGTAGATATTCTTGCATAGCGAGTATCTGTCTACCTTCGTCGAAAAGAGTTTCAATTTCAACACGCAAAGGATGTTCAATAGTCACATACCCTTCTTTATATGTTACATAGCCAATTAAATCTTCTACTGTATTCCGAAGTCTTACAAATCTTAAGTCTTTTGCATCTGGCATTAATTTATCCTGACGTTAGTAGTTTTAAACTCGAATCGTTCTTCGCTGTAAATCTTGATACGCTCTTCGTAATGCTTCAATGCGAAATTGACATTATCTTTGTATCGAAGATCATCAGCAATATCATATAGCACAGCCTTATCTTTATTATCACCAAGTCTCAGTACACGCCCGATAGACTGTAGGCTTCTGATCTTGCTCTTGGTCGGAGCAGCAAAGATAATGTTATGAAGATTCTTGATGTTGACTCCAGTAGAGAATGTGCCATAGGAAGCCACGATAATCGCGTCGTTTTCTTTTTCAGTAATACGACGCACAGCCTCTCTATCTTCAACCTCCGTGGCTCCTGAAACAAAGAAGACTTTGCGCTCATCTTTTCTTCCAAGAACTTTGTCATCAATCATCGACTTTAGTATTTTACCGTGTTTCTGAACATAAGTAAATAATACAAGCGTATTTCCTTCAAGACTTATCGCAAGATTACGAATGAATCGATTGCGTTCTTCATAAGATACAAGAAAGTCCATCTCTTCTGGATAAGTCCTGCCCTTTGTCAACTTACAGATAGCCTCAGGATACTTGAGCACAATGCACTTGATGGAGAAGTCTGCTAGCTGCTTGCGGTCAATTAGTTCTTTGGTTGTGATAATCTGACGAACTGGACCGAACAGACCCTCAAGGACTAGCTTGTTTACTTCGCTGTTATCAAGAGTTCCTGTAGTACCAATACGCACATCACAGTTGATTAGCTTTGTCATGATAGCAGTGAGTGACTTGGCTTTAAAGGTGTGAGCCTCGTCGCCGATGATAAAATCAAACTGCTTGAAATACTTCTGTGGCATATCAAAAATTGACTGCCACGTAGAGATGACTAGATCAGAGTCGGCAATCTTGCTTTGACCACCATAAATCTGCTGACAATGTTTGTCTATATCCCATCCGTTATTGACCGAGTATTCCTTGAAGTCAGAGTGCATCTGAGCAACTAGATTAATCGTAGGAACTATTAGTAGTCCTCGCTTCTTGCCTGTGTTTAACAGATGACGAATCATCATGTAAATGATAAGAGACTTACCTGAAGCAGTTGGTGAAATTAATACCGCACGCTTCATTGTCAGACCAAAACTAGAAGCAAACAACTGATAATCTCTTGGCTGTTTATCTTCTGGAAGAGACAGAGCGTTTGCAATATTCTTGGTGTCTAATGGATAGATCTCCTCATCGCCATCATATTCGTAGCTGTAGCCAGCATCTTTACAATACTTGCGTATGTATCGTTCAAGACCAAGATAGATTTGTTTAGTCTTTAGGCTGAGCAGTCTAGTCTTACCATCCCAATGTTTGTTGCGGAAGGCAGGGCTGAACTGATGTCCAGGAGATTCGAACGTAAAGAAGTCAGCAAGTTCTTGAGTAATTCCATCGTCGGCAATTACTTTGACATAGATGTTGTTGAGTTTTTCAACTCTTACATCACACATTAATGCTGACCCTGGATGAACTTCTCCCAGCCGATGAACTCTTTTAGTTGCCATGTACGATTGTTGAGTTCTTTCATCACATTGACACAAAAGTTTGCTGCTTCTTCATGATAGGCTTTCTTGGTTTTGAGTTTGATTAGATCATCATCACCGTCAATGTATACACTGATATCAGACTTGAGCGTAAAACGGAACGGTTCCCAGCCAAGTTTATCAAGATCCGATTGATCAAGTTTGCCTGAATAGTATAACCACTTGAGTTTCTTGACACGATCATACTCAAGAATAGCACGTTTGGTTGCAAGATTGTGCAACGCCATGTACTTATTGAACTGATTGTGAAGGAGAGGGATACGAACGATCTCCTTTCCTGGCTCTGTTT